GCTGACTGCGCCAGTACCTGTCACCAAGAAACATCCATACACAGTAGCAGAACCTGTCATTGTGTAGGTAATCGCTGTGGCTGTGGAAGTAGTGACGTTTGATGGAGTCGTGCCAGATGAACTAGCCGCTGCAAATACTGCTGTACCGCGAACTGCTGAACCGCCAACGGTGTAGGTAGTCAACTCAGTCCATGTCTTAGAAGTCATGGTGTCTGCGGCTGCATACGTAGTGCTGTTGTTAATCAGACCTAAGAATGGGCCAACTGTGGTGTATGTGCCAGATGTACGAAGCAGTGTGTTTAGCAACAACTCTTTACCAACGGCTACGACCAAGTTAGGAAATTCATCTTCCCATTTGAGGTTGCCTTCGGCGTCACGGCAGACAACATGGTACTGACCATCAATGCCCATACCTTCTGGGATGGATGCGTTAGCTTGCAGTGTGGCTACGGCGTTATCGCCAAAACCGGATTGTTCTTTGTGCATGGTTGCTCCTATGAGAGTCGGATGATTGCAGACGTGTTAGTGACTGCTGGGAATTGTACGGTGAATGTAGTAGTTGAGGTCTTATCTGCGCCAAAATCTAGCACGCAAACTGCTGGGTTAGTGGTGCCATTTGCCAAGTAAATCAACGCACCTCTTGCGGTGATTGCGCCACTCCATACGGCGTTTGTAAAAGATAGATACGTTGTAGCCGCACCCGTTTGGGTGCCGATTGTTGGAACTTGGCTAATAACCAAAACCTGCCCACCAGCCGTGTAACCAGAATCCACTACCTCGCCCGTGTTTGTGTAGGCTGTAGTTGTAGCGTCTAACGTAGCAGAGTTGGTGTACAGCGCAATTTTAAAGGTCTGGGTTGTGCCCGTACCAAAATCAAACACAGCATCCAGCATTCCTGTTTTGAATGTGTTGGTTGCCCAGTTGCCTGTAAACGCCATTATCTAACCCCAAAATTCTGTGGTAGTGGGGCTTCCCGCGCCTGACCACTACGGTACGCATCGCTACGTTCCAGACCATCACCAAGGCGTTTAGCAAGTGCGAGTGCTTCCTTGTACTTAGTGTCATACAACACAAGCATGTCTTGCTCACCCTTCATGTAGGTATATGCTTCAACAAGCGAACCATACAAGAGGACTGTGTCAAAGTTATCGCCTAGCCAAGTCTGACCAGAAGCGGCAACAGTAATTGACACTGGGTAATAGTAGTAATGCAACTCTACAGAGTAAGACGCATCAGGTGTCGGACCCACAATAAACGACAACTCGTTAGTGATTGTGCTGGTGTTGACAGTCGGACCAAACAACGCGTAGTACTTAGGCAACCCCACATCTGTGGTTGGGTTGGGGTACGACTGGCGAATGAAACTTACATCTTTGTTTAGCAAGTACTCGTAGTTACCACTAGCGTCAATCACCGCTAAAGAGTAAGTAGATAAGAAATCATCAGGACAAGATAAATATTTATTGCTGGTAGTCACGCTACCCGTCACGTTCTTGCGTAACGACGGAAACTGAACAGAGTTATAGATACGCTGTTCAGCTTGGGTAATAAAGCGATTCAGTTGGGTCGTTGAAGACACAACTGTGCTATCCGCCAAAGTGGTGGCGGGAAACGTATTTTCTGTATACGTTTGAATCGCTGCTATTAACTCCGCGTAGGTCATCCCATCGGTCCTCTAGCCATCACGCCTTTGGTAGCCGCGCCAGTACCACGGATTTTGATGCCGCTGGTCTTGGTGGGTGGGTAGTTACCCTTGCTGATGCCGCCAATAGATGGGTTCATCTCTGTCATGCGTTTAGCGCCAGTCTCAGTTGGGACTACCGCTTTAGTTTCTTTACCAGACATATCGTGTGGTTTGGCATAGACGCTGGCAGAACCAACTTCTTTGCCATCTTTTTTCATAGAAAATTTAGCCATTATTTGCCTCTTTGGTTGCTGGCGCGTGCCATGTTGCGACCTTGGGCTTTAAGCGAGTCGTTTGTAACGCCACCTTTAGCCAATTTAGTCATAGGCTTACCGGGGTGCAGTTTTTTCTCGTGCTTATGCACAGCGCCCGCGATCATTTTCTTGTCTTGCTTTAAGTCTTTCTTGTCCATTTTCAACTCCTAAGTTGTTGCTACCGTGACTGTACCAATTTCCACTACTAAAGCCAAGTTATTTGGCGTTAATACAGCATCAAAAAACGATGCGCCACCAACGGGATTCCAGCCCCATTGGAAAATTCTGCTACCACCACCAAGGTACCCCTCCACATCTAAACCAGAAATTTGGTAACTTCTGTCAGGACGTGGGTTACGTACACCTTGTGGGTCATCAACTGGGTACATACCCAACTGAAGCTGGGGCTGGTCTGGGTCCCAACAGGGGCCACATACAAGCAATTCGTAGTTCTTGGTCTTTACGACCTCACGCCTCAGTTTGGTCAACTTGAAACGAAACCCGCATCGGTCACATTCCGCAATCGAATTCTTACCCGATGCAAACCGATTACCCATTACGTCCCCCCGATAAACATCTGCCTTGGAACAAGGCGTATTGCCGCACGTTCTTGGTCTTCGTCAGCGGCAACCATCCATGCTTCGTCGTACTGGGCTTTCAAAAGTTGTATGCGCTCTAGGCCACCGGGCACTTTCATCGCTACGTGATACGCCAAACCTGCCGCCATACATGGCACAAATCGGAATGGCACATCCATAACATTCACACCGCCGCCAGCATCTTGTGTGCGGCGCATGCGCCAGTACACGAATTGATATTGCTGTGACCCGTCTGGGGTAGGCCATACGGTGATGGAAGGTAAATTCTGTACATACACGGCTGTACCCGTAATGTGGGTTGCCGCTGTCGTGTTGTTCTGGCCTCTGAAACAGTTGCCAAGGGTATTGCCATCGATGTAGCCGTACCAAATCGTCTCAGAATCAACTTGTATGAACCCTGTGGCGGGTAGCCCTACAGTCGTGTTTAAAGTGATTGTGGTGGCTGTTGTAGATGTTATTGCACCATTTAACGTGGAACTGGTAGGTGAGGTCTGACCATCCAACCTTTGCACCCAAACTTGAATGGGGCGTGCCTGTTGCAGTTTGTTTGGTAGCGTGGCGTAGGTAGAAACACTAATACGCGTAATGGTCAGGTCAGCCTGAGTAGCCGTCACATTTGCCTGTGTACGAATCACATGGTCTAGCAAATCCACTGTATCGAGTGGTAACGCGTATGTGGGTAAACCCTCGGTCAAGGTAATTGTGCCTTGCTCAAACGTCCACATGTTAACGCCACGATTCGCCCACTCAGCAAACATCAGGTTCAACGAACGCCGTGCTGTACGCAGGTCGTAGCCAGTACGTAACTCTGAACCCGCGCGCTCAAACGCCTCTTCGACTAACTCGGAGAGGTCAAGGTTGAACGATGTGCTTCCAGAGGTATACGCCATTATCTAAAGCCTGCTGTTTTCTTTGCTATGCCTTTGGGTTGCGACACAAACTGTTTACCTGCCGCTTTACCCTTGCGCTTTGCGCGGGTGGTTGCCGCATACTCCGCTGGGCTTAAAGACTTGATTGCCGCCTCTGGCAAATAACGTTCTCCCGTTTTGGAAGAAGGTTTCCCCGACTTGGTACGCCATTTCTGGTCGCCCCAATTTTTAAGAGATTGCTGTGGCGCTTTCAATCTTTGTAGCCCCCGCCCGCCGCTTTGTACTTCTTGGCTACAAGTTGTGCCTTGCGTGCAGACCACTGACCTGCGCCAGTGCCCTGAGTCGCCGAAGTTTTTACCTGAGACACAATCTTCTTGCGAAGACTAGGTTTAGTGTAATTACCAGCGGCGTTAACCGTCCCACCTTTTTTATATTCGGTGAAATCGGTATCATCGCGGCGTGCTTTTTTCACGCCTTTAGGCATTTTGCTAGGGGCTATTGCCCCCATACCACGGCTAGGTATCATGGTTTAGCACTTACCGCCGTAAGACATTTTGATTTGCTTGGCTTTGGTTTTGCCTTTTGAAGCAATACCGTCAGCAGACTTGTGGCCGGAAGCTAAACCGCCAGAAGCCATCTTCTTAGCAGTGCCGCCTTTTTTCATCGGCATTTCTGCTTTGGCTCCAGCTTTTTTCTTAGCTATCATTGCCATAAAACCTTCGTTCATTTTCTTAGTAGCCATAGTTCCACCTCTTTTAAAAAGTGCCATCGAACCGTGATTGGTCTTTGGCTGGTTAACACCTTGTACATCAGCACGGGTACTATCACCCTTGCCAAACTTCTTGCCCTTATCAGCATCAGCAAAGTCTTTGCCAACGGACTGTGGGACTCCCGCTTTCTTAGCAAATGATGGATTGTTAGCCACCGCAGCCATGAAA